TAATTCCTCCTTAGACCACTCATCAAAATATTCTAGGTTGACACTTGATAAACAACAGACGGCTGTTCTTTCCTCATTAGTTGGCAATGTTATTTCACTGCATAAATTAGAATGGTGTACCTTTAATCCTTTGTCCTTTAATTCTTTAGGTAATGCCCTGTTAACTGTATCAATGAACATGATGTAAGGCTCACCCGTGGATATTCTAGCCTCCAATATCTTTATCCAAATGCTTCTAGCTTTAATTGTCTTAACTTTATCCTTGCTATTGGGATCTACTAAAGTCCAATCCTCGTCTTTCTCCACCGCCCACATGAATTTATCAGGAACTATGACAGCATGATGTAAGTTAAGATTCTTTCTATTGATGTCACCACCTGCAGGCTTTCTCATCTCTATAAACTCTATAATTTCTGGATGGGATATGTCCATATAACTGGCGTAAGACCCACGTCTGGTAGCGCCTTGATTAAATGCCACCATTTGAGAGTCCACTACGTGCATAAATGGAATCACCCCTGTAGTTTTATTACCTTTGCTAGTTGACTGTCCCTGTGAGCGAATATGGCCCCAATAACCCCCTATTCCGCCCCCCATGCTCGATAGCCAGATGTTCTCAGTATAGTGCGCCGCTAGTCCTTCCCTGCTGTCGGGTACATAATTTAAAAAGCAACTGATAGGCAAACCCCTATCTGTTCCTCCGTTTGACAGAAGTGGAGAAGCAAACATAAACCAAAGATTTGAAACATATTTATATAATCTTTCTGCATGTGCTTTATTATCAGCAAATGCTACACATGCTCGGGCAAAAGCTTCTTGTGGAGTCTCCTCTGTAGGTAACAGATACCTGTCCTTTAAGATATTCACAGCGTTTCGCGGCAGTAGATTATCTTTTGTTATATCAATATCAATTTTCATAAGTTCCTTACACGCACACCGATAAGCAGTATATCACCTTTACCCATCGGGGTCAATTACTTTTTGATGGAAACACAATATTTCCTTCAACTTTTATGTAACCAGAGTCAGCCATCGCTCGGATGGTCTGGTCCAGCTCACCTGGATTGGCAATTTTTCTAAGGACTTCCCTCTTGAACGCCCTAAGATTGACATGTCCTCTCTTTTTCAAAGCCATTGTGGCCTCCAGCCACACCTTCATGTCATGTGCTATCCTACCTGTTCTCGCCATGCCGAAACCTTCCAAGGCTTTGGGCATGCTCTTTTCCATTTCAAACATGATCTCTTTTGTTGTTTCCCAATCCTCTTTCATTATCTTTCTTGTTGATCTGCGTGAAGCGGACACGGATACAGCGACCTTTAAAAAATGTGACACCCTTCGTTGACAATATTCTGATAGGTGAGGATCAATTGGTTCTGGTTGTATGTTGTTATAAATATCTTCATTAGCTTCATCAAAAGCATCCTTATCAAATGTCATGGGTCCATACATTTTTGCAATGGAACCTAAATCATTTCTTAAATTATCAATCGTGTTATCACTTATAACTTTTTGTGTTAAGTCTTGTGGTATTCTTTCCCCTTCATAAAATATGGGAAGCATTCTTGATAACAACCCTTGTGATCTTGCATCCTCTGGTAAATTATCCACGAACTGTTCTGGTGTTGCGCATGCAATCCAATTCAAACAAGGACCTTCTATGATGTATTCACCCGCTGTTTTTGTTTTATAGCTGTAAGTTTCTCTGCTATCCCACATATCCGTTAAAAAAAATTGAAGACTTCTTTCACTTCTTGTCATGAACGTACCAAATTCAGATGTAACTAAAGTCAAAGATGAATCAAAGAATTGTTCTTGACGCGGATTACTTAAACGTAAATCCATACGTGTTACCTTTGCCATGTCAACCGCTAATTTTTCTGGAGTAATTCTATCTTGAATAAGATAGAGAGGAAATTTTCTTAACCCATATTCATCAAGACCAGAATTAAAATTATGATCTTCTTCTTGTGTACCCACAGGCGTAGTAAGCCTGTTAAATATTTTTGTAAAAGGAAGTATTAAACTTACAGATTTATTACGTCCTGGAGATGCAATAAGAATTATAAATAAATTAGAACCTATATCATAGTTAGGCATAGGAAACCACACTCGTCTCCCCACTGCGCCTGCCACCGCAGAAAGCGCCGTCCATTTTGCAAAAGTTTTAGGGATAGGACTTTCCTTAATAGCATCAACACATGCCTTTACATAGTCTGTATAATTTCGCGCCATTATTTTTCATTTAGAAACTTGATATTTTCTGAAGGTATATGGACTACTTTAATTACTTTAGCTTTAGTTTCAATCCACACATTTCCATCTTTGTTTCTTATTAATGAAGGACCTTCTATCTCTGCCTCATTGCATATGGTAGAAAATTCCCCTTCTTTTACTAGTATCTTTCCATCTTCCACGTATATTTTTTTTATTTCATCCATGGTTTCATATCCTTCCATGTGTAACCCACTTCAACTGAAGAAGGTATAATCATTTTTCTTCCCTTAATTTCCAAAGGGTTATTCATTTGCTTCAAAACTTGAGGCATTAAGGTATCTAGTTTATTAATATAACATTGACCAAGAATAGCGTCATGCACTTGTGCCAATATATCTAAACCCGCATATCTTAAATTCTGCCACACTTTTAACAATCCTAGGTTAAGCAAATCTCCTATCGTTGATTGAGGAACATAAGCAATTGCTTCTCTCAATGTGGAGTTATCATTTAGCCTACTCCAAAATTGTCTGCGTCTTCCCATAGGTGTAATTAAACAACCCGTCTGTTTTAATTCATTAGAAACTCCTGTATGCCAAGTGCGTATCCCAGGAAACGCCCCTTTAATTTTTACAAGTTTACCTACAATTTCTCCCGTGTCTATCAATTCTTGAAAACCTCCTTCTCTATCCTGTTTATGCCATCGTTCCAAAGAAGCTAATGGTACCACACCACCAAAATAAAGCAACTGAAATCTTGTAGCATGTGATAGTTTTATTTTTAAATGTTTTGCTAATGCATGAGGAGACATCCCGTAATTTGTGCCATGCCCTGCTCGTTTACACATGTCACGATAAGTAAAATGTAAATAATAAGGTTTATTAGCAAGCTCTCTGTTTTGTGCAAGATCATCAGACCAACCCAAGTTGGGCCATACCATCTTCACAACCTCAGTATGCAAGTCCGTACTCTCACATGCATTTATATAATTTTCATCACCTGCAATATAAGCTGTAACTCTTGATTCCGCTTGTTCCAAATCTGCATAGAACATTATCTTTCCTTCATCAGGAATAAATATGGAACGCAATTCTTTTGTAACATTTTGCAGATTAGTTCCTGTTCGCCATGGACTTCCAGATGATGACCATCTGCCCGTCTCCGTGCCCGCTACATTATAAGAACAACGTATCCTTCCGTCTTCATCCCGCTTGGAATCCAAGACAGAAAGCTGTTTTGTTATATCACGCAACGCAAGTATGGTATGACAGAAAGGCTTAGCTCTTGGATAAAATTCCCCAAGCTGTTCAAGCGCCGCCCTGTCCGCGGTTACCTTATGCTTGCCCCCCTTATATGATATGACGGGTGGCAGTCCCAGATATTCATATAAAATTTTCTTAAGTTGAACGGAACTGTTATGATTTAAATCTTTTTCCCAAACAGATTGAGAAAATAAATTGAGCATGCGTTCCAATTTTAATCTTCTCTCTCTTAAAATTTTCTTTCTTGTCTTTACTTCCTCTTCATCTACACGCAAACCACGCAACATCATGTCCATTGCTGGTTGCAAACTATCTAATTCAAACAGATAAGTTTTCTTTGTTAATCCATCAAACTCTGGAAAAATTTTGCCCCATATTTCATGAGTGAGTGCACAATCAAGCGCACAATACACCCATTCCGTTTGTTCGGAATCTAAATCTATCTTACTTATCTCTGTGTTTTTTATTATCTTCATCACATAATTCTCCTGCAATTGCTGAGTATCCCACCATATCAATGTATGTATCGGAACTCGGATTTCCAAACTTAGCTCTTGCCACCTTTAGTAACAACATGAGGATAGCGACATCATGTGCAGATATAGGGTGATCCAAATAAGCAGACCAAAGACGAGAAATGTTTTCATGATTCTCTTTTTTGTTTCCGTACTCGTGTTGCCTTTTTCCTCTCAATAATTTTAAAGCGATCTTTAAGTTTTCTTCTATCTTTACTGCCATGTATTCTCTCCACTAAATTATTTAATTCTTTTTTTGTTCTTACAGGATCTAAATCTGCCAAGTCACACACTAGATCAAATGCATCCTGCTCATTTTCAAACCATTCCCACGCACTTAAGTGAGCTTTTCTGTCCTCCTTTCCGCCGCCCATATATATCAAGTCTTGCAACAATTGATCCAAGGTCGCCCGCCAAAGACGAACATGGGTTTCCGCCTCTCGCCATTTATCGTCAAAAGGTTTTGCCGTAAAAAAATTTGGTCGCTTCACTATTCATCGGCTTTTGTGCTCTTTGAGAACTTGGCTAATGTTTTCCATGCACCTTCATTAGTGTATATGGAGCCTAGAAATGCCAAACCTTTTTCCATTTCAGGTTGCAAAGCATGATGGGCATGCATGGTATCATGTATAAGTCCTTTGACTTTTATATTATTTTTAAATGATAACCATGACACATCATACGTTTGATTCTGTGCGACCTTAATTATATGTTCGTCTTCTAATAAATCCTTAACCCACGTCCATGCTTTAATCTCATCTTCGGGTGACCAATACTTTTTAAAGTATGGATCGGGCATCCAGAATGGTACAACAATGGCGTGTCTTAAAGAGGGGGCAAATCCAATACACCTAGTCTGCCCTTCTGCTGTTTCTATGTCAAAAGATAAAGGATTAAGGGCCTCACATGGATCTATATATTTACTTTTGAATGTATATAAATCATCTATGGTAGGCTCGGTCCACAATTCTCTAGTTATGTAATTAATACTTTTAACTTCTGATTCTCTTTTAGCTTTTTTAAAATCTGAAAAAAGATGTGCTCTAAAATCATAATTCTTTACCACAGTATGTGAAGGGTAAGTAGATATTATTTTAAATTCTCTATTTAAATGAGGTGAGGCGGAAGATATGATAGCACCACGATAATCTTTTATCTTATCAAACCCTGTTAACGCCCACAATGAAACGCCCCCCATTGCTATAATGACATTGGGGTTTGTCTCATTGAGTTCATTGTACAAACGTGACAAGTCTTGTTCCATCTCCTGTTTGAGGTAGCCTAAGGTGGTACTTGGGTAGGCGGAACGCCACTTATTTTCTTTGCACAAAGCCTTATATTCAGATCTCTTGTGAAAAAAATTTTGTAAATTATCTTGCGCAGGTTTTAATTGAAAGGTGTGGGTGAGCATGCAATCTTCTATTTGTATCCCTGCCATCTGACAAATTTTGTTAATAATAAAATCACCTGCAAGTATTTTATTTAAACGTACCTCATTGGAAGAGGGGAAGTCCATCACGATAGCGATCTTCGCCCCCTCTTTTAACTGAGATGGAACACGTCTCCTTACAGCATACTCACCCATGATATATTAATGCTTTGTCAATATTCTAGATACTGAAGCTTGCAATATATCTTTGTTGCGTCCAACCATTTCGTGCTTAACGATACCACTAAACGATTGACCGATAGTCTGCTCAAGCATTTCCCCAAAAGAATTACCACTCATACCAAGTGTCTTTGTCAGAAAAGCTTTAAGCGAAATGACAGGATTGCCCTGTCTAAGTGCTTTCTTGGTTGCCCAAAATTCCAACCGAGTGCCGTCACAGTTCTCTAGATCTGCATCAGTGATATCAGATTCCAGAACTGCTTGTGCTTTACAGTTGAGACGCACAATTTGGTTTTGATTTTCACCAACTCTGTCCGTGCGATAGCTTGTGATAACAAAATCATAACTACCCTCAGGCAGAGTGATTGTATCAGCAATATCTTCTGGATTCATTGCTAAAAAGTCAGTAACATCAGCCATTATTTGCCTCCTGTCTTGATGTTGATTACATTATCCTTATTGGATAATCTTTGTCGAGCATTTTTTTGAATCGAATCAAACAATTTCGCAAGATCCAACACAGTATTAGGCTCAATTAATTTTGGAGCCGTTACCTTTAGATCCATGCGGTGATCCGACACTGTACGTAAAGTTCTCTCGACACCTTTACTAGAACTTCTAGTATCTATTCTGCATACACAGTTAAAATACCTACCAATTTTAGTAGATAATTTTGAACCGACACTAGTTGGATATGCTTTCGACACACCCATGTCACCTTCCATGTATTGCATATGTGTTGTCACTACCACATTACACGGAACTTCTGAACCCGTTAGGTATTGAATGATGTGCTGGACATCACGCGCGGCTGTTCCCCATTCGGGTTGACTAGCTTGATCGGTCGGCTTCTTGTTATTAAATACAAGTGCCCCCCTTAAAGCCGCTTCACCCATCAAGGTCAAACTATCGATAACCAACACATCTTTAGATGTCCATTTACCTACAGGTCCAAACTCTTCTTCCTTATCTTTCCAATTGGAAATAAGGTTAACCCCTTTACGAAAAGCGTCCGCTCTTCCTATCGGGTCTTTCAACGTAACATAACTAACCTTGTCTACTGCATCAGGTTTTAGAAATTCTGGAAGAATAGCCAAGCCGTCATCATAATCCAAGATACGTAAATTGTATCCTGCATTGGCTAATGCCGCTAATGAAGCCGTCTTTCCAGAACCACTATCTCCTACGAGTAACAGTTTAGTTACATCAGTTGATATATGATCTTTAATACTTGCCATGTTTTTGTCTCCTATAATTTTCATAGTCTATCATAAATAAAATAATTGTCAACAATTATTTTCTTCGTATCTTTAATCCTAAACGGATACGCCTACGATTGCGTCTCTTTTTTGAGCCGACCTTACGCCTGCCCTTATGTTTTTTTCTTTTTAAGTTTGCCTTACTCATCTTCATCTTCCATAAGATTCATCCACTCTTCACGCGGTCCGTAATAATATGCTTTTGTTTTTTCATACGGATACATTAATGCCTCTTGCCAATACCATTGTAAATAAAATGGCAGGAAACTATCCCAATTTTTTTCCCCCTGGTTCTGTATGTTTTTATTTTTTTTCATTCTAAATCCTTACACTTGATTGGATCTTTTACTTTACTACAATAAAATTCTCTTGCTTTCTTTTTGTTTGATTTCATTTTGTCCTCTTGTTTCTTAAGTATCTTTTCCTTCTTGGTAAAGTTTGGTTCTTCTTCCGTCATAATATCTATAACCTTTACTGTTTCTTTTGCAACCATAAAGGCACATCCATTTAAACTGAATATAAATAATAGTAAGATTATTATTCTCATTTAAATAGGATAGTTTCCATAGCCATGTGAATTGATAGTCTCTTTGCATGGTACACAGAAACGTTGATAAGAAGAATAGAACTCAAATTCATTTTCACATGTGTTACATTTACGCTTTCCTACTATTATTCTTTCTGACATACGAGGTCGTCGTCGCGGCTTTGCATATTTGGAATCAGATGGAGGAGTGTACCCTTCAGACACTTTCAATCGATAAAGTTTGCCAAGAATGGAATTTTTTTTCAATCC